GTATCTTATTTCACCAATGCCCGGTTGGAGCACTCATTGCGATGCCAATCACATTAGTCCTGTGATAGACTGGAAGAAAGTTGTAAATGATACTTATATTCAAAACCAACGGAACCCCATATCATTAAATTACAAATGACTACAATCATATCATTAGATGGTGGACTAGGAAGAATTATCACGGCAATTCCAGCACTACTCAAATATCATCAACTTCATCCAGATGAAGAATGGTATATTACAATTCCTGGTTGGGATTTTATGACTTGGGGATTTCCAGAACTTCAGGAAAGAACTTTTAATCCTGATGCACGAGGTTCATTTGATTTATTCTGGAAAGCAGACCAAGTAATCTCACCAGAACCTTATCGTCTTCCTGCATATTATCGTAATGAGATTTCATTAAGAGAAGCATTTGATGTCTGTATCAATAACTCAACAGACCATCAAGACTTACCATTAATGCAACTGAATATCTCATCATCCGAAAAAAGAAAAGCATATGAAATCATAGAAGAGGCAAAATCCAAACATAAGAAGTCAAAGACAATTGTATTACAACCTTATGGTTCTACCGCAACTCCTCACGCATCTGGTATCTTTGATGATAGTTTGAGGTCTATTCCAAAACCGATGTTAGATTATTTTATTCAAGAACTCTCAAAAAATTATAATCTAATATTTTTAGGTGCAAAAGAGTTTCACGATATAAGAACTTATAAACCAGACCCAGACCCAAACTTAAGAGAATGGAGTGCGATTATTGAAGCAGCAGATTACTTTATTGGTTGTGATAGTTGCGGTCAGCACATATGTAAGGCACTGAATAAGAAGGCATCAGTGGTGATTGCAGGAACTCATCGGGTGAATGTGACTTATGATGGTTTTCATATTATTGAGAGGGATGTGAAGTTTTATCCTGATGCCATGAGAATCTCTGGGTTTCAGGCACATATGTCTTCAAGATTAAATGAACCTCGCATTCAATTCACTTCAGAAGAAATAAAAACCGCATATCAGGATATAATCAAAAACATAGAGGGTGATAAGAAACCAGAAGTAATAGAAAAACCAAAGAACATTAACTATGGATGAAATGAAAATACCAGTATCAGTTGGAGAATTATTAGATAAGATTTCAATTCTTTCTATTAAGTCTCAACATATCAAAAGTGAATATGTAACAAAAGAACTTCAGGACCTTATCAGAATAGCACAAGAACATCAAGTTTATGATGCACCTTATGTTTCCAAACTACTTCAAATAAATCGTAAACTTTGGAAAATAGAAGATTCCCTAAGAGTTCTTGAGAAATCACAATCATTTAATCAAGATTTTATAGAACTTGCAAGAAGTGTTTATATCACTAATGACCTAAGAGCAAGCATCAAAAAAGAAATCAATGAGAAATATAAATCAACTTATCAAGAGGTGAAGTATTATGCATAAGATTATAGATAATGCTCTTTCCCAAGAAGAGTTTGAGAACATTAAGAACTTTATGTTAAATCCAGGATTTCCTTGGAATCTAACTCCAGTAGTAACTAACGAAAAAGAAAATCTACCAATCACGGCATCTTATTATTTTACTCACGAGTTTTGGAGTGGGTTTCATACTGAACCACAAACACAAGTCTTCGCGCCTATTCTCAATCTTTTAGAGTGTAGAGCAATGATGAGAATCAAAGGAAATTTATATCCATCTACAGAAATCATAGTACATCACGATAATCATATCGATTATGATTTTTCTCATCGTGGTGCTATTTTTTATCTGAACACTAATAATGGTCTTACAGTATTAGAAGACACAATAGAAATCAAATCAATCGAAAATCGTTTGTTAACCTTTGATGCGTCAAGACCTCATCACAGCACTACTTGTTCTGATGATAAGTGTAGAGTCAATGTGAACTTTAACTTCTTTTAATCAAAATCACCAGAATCTCATATAATCTGCTATAATAAATACAAAATATTCGTAAAAAAATGAACTTTGCCGTTTATTCTAAGGATGATTGTCCATATTGCCACAAGATTAAAACTGTTTTGGAGTTGACAAATAATAACTTCGTGGTGTATAATTTAGACGAACACTTCACAAAACAAGAGTTCTATGCCGAGTTTGGTGAAGGTTCTACATTTCCACAGGTTATTTGTGACAATAAGAGATTGGGGGGTTGTACCGACACCGTTAAGTTTCTGAAGGAACAAAAAATGGTATAATGTCTGACATAAATAATGATATAACACCTAATCGTGGTGTAGAACTTATACTTACTGGAGGAAAAAGAAAACAACCTAAACTTTTTCATCTTATATTCGAGAAGATGATTTGCCTTTTCAAACGAGAAGTAACCATCTATCTTGAATTTTCGATAAAGTCAAGGAAAGTCGAGTAGTTTCCTAGGAGAACAAAAATGTTGGCAACTAGTTTAGTTATAGGTTCATTTTTAACAGTACTATTTTTTATAATGGGTGCCCTGTTGGGTTGGGTTGGCAGAGAGTATATGATGACTCATCAAGAAGGTCCAAAGCAAATTGCATATCATCCAGAGTTTTATGATAAGGACGGTGATCTTATTGACGAAGAAATCGTTTCTGTAAGATTTGAACCCGGATACTTTGATGATGACGATGATGAAGATGATGATGAAGATTAACTCTAAATATCAATAAGTTTATAATTAAATATTAAACAATTATGACAGCGACAAAAGCAAAAACAACAACCTCATCGGTAAGTATTGATTTGCCTGCAAATCCTTTTATCTTTGAGGTTTTGAATTTAGTATCAAAGCAAAGATCCAATATTAAAAAAGTTGAAGTTCTACAGAAATATAATGACCCATCACTCAGGGCAATTTTTATCTGGAACTTTGATGAAAGTGTAACATCTGCTCTTCCCGAAGGTATTGTTCCTTATTCGAGTGTTGGAGAACAAGGTTCCTTTAGTGGAACTCTAAGTGAGAAGATTGATGATGCCGTGGGTAAAATGAGTGAACTTGGTTCCAATTCACTTGGATCACAAGATCAGGGATTTTCATCAATTCGTAAAGAATATTCAAAGTTTTATAATTTTATTAAGGGTGGCAATAATGAACTGAGTTCTATTCGTAGAGAAACGATGTTTATTAATGTTCTGCAGGGTCTTCATCCTTTAGAGGCAGAGATTCTTTGTTTGGTTAAAGATAAAAAACTTGAGACAAAATATAAAATCACAAAAGAAATTGTTTCTCAGGCGTACCCAGAAATCATATGGGGAGGTCGTTCGTGAGTCGAGTTCGTAATGTAGAAAGTAATACAATCGAGGACAATACTACTGTGGAATGGACACCAGAAGAAAGGAAAGATATTCCACCTCGTTATGGTTGTGAAATTCTTTTTGAGCGCACTACTCTTGCTCAAGTAAAAGATCCTTCCCTACCAAATGATGCTTATTTAATTTTATACCGTGTAAATGATGAGAATCATGTAGACTTATGTCGCGGAACTAGAGTTAAAATATTTGATATGTACTATGATAAGTTTGGTCCTGGATCTGTTCAAAAAATTGACTTTGGATATGGAAGAGTTTCTCCTAGAATATGGGGATACATAGCACCCGAAAAGAAAAAGCGAAAGTGATTTCCTAGAATGGCGGAAAAAAATTCCCCAAAAAATTTACTCAAAAAAGGTTTATGAGAGGATTGACAAGTTCTCTCTTTTTTTGTATAATGAATTCAGAATATGAATCTAAATGGATACTGAAAGATTGAAACTTATTATTCGAAATATGGAACTGCTTTTAGACTCTCTCAAAGCAGAGTTATATTCCGATATGCCACAATATAACTATGATGACATTAAACCAGAGGAAATTGACTATGATGAGGTTTTTGAAGAATGACAGGTAGAGCAAAAGAACTTGTAAAATTATTGGAAAGATTGATTAAACAAGATCATCTATATTCTGATGAACAACTCAGGCAAATGAAATCACAACTGCGAGTCATCAAAGAAGAACTTACAGTATTAGAAGCAAAAACATCAAAAGGATTTGGAAAATGAAACAAGAAGTTAAACTGATTGCAATTACTCAAGGTGCCGGTGAACTAGAAGGCAAAACTGCACAAGAAGTAATAACACACAATGCCAGAGTAAGTAATCCAAATAATCAACTCGAATTTGAAACTGCCTCTGGTTTGTTGAAGTATTGTATCAAACATCAGCACTGGTCTATTTTTGAGCAGGCAGATTTGACACTTGAAATTAATACCACTAGAGGAATTGCAGCTCAAATTTTACGCCATAGGAGTTTCACATTTCAAGAGTTTTCTCAGCGTTATGCAGACACAAAACTTCTGACTGAGAAAATTAATCCTCCTGAATTGAGAAAGCAAGATGATAAGAATCGACAAAACTCAATTGATGATGAACTTGGTGAATATGTTAAACTAGGTCTTTATGATGAGATTCAAAATCACTTTAACGAGTCACAGAAACTTTATAATAAACTTCTTGATAGTGGAGTTGCTAAGGAGTGTTCAAGATTCGTTCTACCTATCGCCACACCGACTAGGATCTACATGAAAGGTTCTGCTAGGTCTTGGGTCCATTATATCGAATTGAGATCTCATAGAGGCACACAGAAGGAGCACAGAGAGATTGCTGAAAGTTGTAAAAAAATCTTTGGCAGTCAGTTTCCGGATATTGCCAAAGCACTTAATTGGATCGAATAAATATTTTTGTAAATTATTATACCTTATGTGCCCAACTTACAGATTTGAGAATACGGAAACAGGTGAAATCTTTGAGAAATGGATGCTTATGGCAGACAAAGACCCATATCTCAAAGAAAATACTCATATGAAACCTCTTATACCAACACAAATGAATGTCGGAGAGGCGACGGATTGGCGGGATAAATTGACACAAAAACATCCCTCGTGGAACGAAGTACTCGGTCGGGCTCAAAAAATGCCAGGCTCAACTGTAAAAAAACTCTAAACACTTATGGCAAGAAGAAAAAGAGCAGATCAACCAATCGGTGTTGGTCTCACTACTCGTCAAGCAAAGCGTAAAAAACCTTTAAGTAGTGAATATCTTGTAGATATTGATCCACTTACAGATAATCAGAAACTTTTATTTGATCATTATGATAAAGGTAAAAATATCTTTGCTCATGGTGTACCCGGATCTGGAAAGACTTTTTGCCTTCTCTATAAAGCACTCAAAGAAGTTTTAGACGAAAAAACTCCTTATGATACGGTCTATATTGTTAGATCAATTGTATCTACTAGAGATGTTGGATTTCTTCCTGGAATGTTGGAAGAAAAGATAGGGATATATGAGATACCATATAAGACTATGGTAAAGTATATGTTTCAGATGCCGAGTGATGTAGATTTTGATATGCTTTATGGAAATCTAAAGTCTCAAAAAATTATAGATTTTATGAGTACTTCTTTTCTTCGTGGTATTACATTAGATAATTGTATTATTATTGTAGATGAGGCACAAAATTTGTCAGCCCATGAAAGTTTCTCTATAATTTCAAGATGTGGTGAAGATACTAAAATTATGTTTGCCGGAGACATTGAACAGAGTGATTTAGTTAAGATGAGTGAAAAGACTGGTATTATTGATTTTGTAAGAGTTATTAATGCCATGCCTTCTTTTGAGAAGATAGAGTTTGATGTTGATGATATTATTAGGTCAAACTTAGTTCGTGAATTTGTAATTGCTAAAAAATCTCTAGGTCTGTGATAATGTGTTATAATACTTAAAAGTGGAGATATAATGTTTAATCATCTTGATAATGTACTTCCTAAACTTGAGAGAAATACAATCGATGGGGTCAGATACTAT